GCTATCCGCCTCCCGGCTCCGCTCCTGGTAGGCGTCTCGGAAATAGGCCGCGGCGCTGTCATCCGGCGGGACCGGGAACCGGGCAGCCACGGCGGCCAGGCTGTCCGCGCGGTGGCCGCTCCGGGCGGCGGAGGCGGCAAGGACGGCCATCCGGGCGGTTGTGGCCGCCGCATGGGATTGGAAGGCAGTCAGGGAGTCCCGCGCCGCTCGCTGGGAGGTAGCGTATCGTGCGCTGTCGGCCGCCAGGGCAACGATCCGGGCTTGGGTGGCGGCGGGCACGCTGGGCGGCTTGCCGTGGCCCCAGAGGGCATATCCAGCCAGCAGGCCCGCCAGCGCGCCGAGGCCCAGCCAGCCGGGGGCGGTCACGCTTCGGCTTGGGCGAACAGGTCGGCCGTCTGCTGCTTGGCAATCCCCAGGTTGGCGACCGCCTGCCGGAAGTAGGACTCCTTCAGCTCCATACCCACGAAGTGCCGCCCCTGTTCCAACGCTACAAATCCCTCGCTGCCGATGCCTGCGAACGGGGAGAGGATCAGGTCATTCGGGGCGGTCCAGAGGTCAATGGCCCGGCGAATGACGCCGAGCTGCAGCGGGCAGATATGCTTCTCGTCCTCTTGCTGGCGGGCGCTCCGGTACTGGATCGTGTCGGACGGATTAATGTCCATCCAGACCGGCGAAGCGTATCGCTGCCAGAGCGAGACGGGAAACTCCTCCGCCGTGTGGCTGACTGGCTTGTCGTTCTCGCCAGGCTTCCGCATCGTGACCAGATAGTCGGGAATCCCCTGCCGACTCATGGCCGAATCCTTCCGGATCTGCTTGTGGAGCAGTCCGAGCGCCTTCGTCCGCTGCATGGCGGTGACGGGGTCCTTCCAGATCACGACTTCAGAATGGTAAATCCAGCCATGCTCCACAAAGAGCCGGATCAGGTGACCGCGGAAGTCGGTCAAGCCGATGACCCCGTCCCGCACTTTGGAGGTCGGCAGATTCATGCAGTGGAAGGAGAGCAGCCGGCCGGGGCGCGTCACCCGGTAGAGTTCGGGGACCAGAAAGGCGAAGTGCCGGTAGAAGTCGTCGTGATCCCGGCAGTTGCCCATGTCCCGATCGGAATTGCTGTAGGTATAGAGCGAGGCGAACGGCGGCGAGAAGATGGTATAGTCCACCGATCCTTCCGCAATGCCTTTGATCGACTCGACACAATCACCCAGGATCATGCGCCAACCGGGGCCAGTGGCTTCCCCTTCCCGGTATTCGTCGTGGTGCCGGGGCTGGCCGTGCAACGCTTCCGCCACGGCTTCGCGGGTATGCTCTGCCATTGCTTTAGCCATCTGGTCCGCCTCCTCATCTTTGCGTCGGAGATTGGCGACGACCGCGCCCTCGGTGTCGGCCGCGATACAGTGCACGTCAACGGAGTGCGTCTGCCCGAACCGCCAACAGCGGCGGGTCGCCTGGTAGTATTGCTCCCATGAATCGGTCAGCCCGACAAACGCCATTTGATGACAGTGCTGCCAGTTGAGCCCGAATCCGGCAATCGATGGCTTGGTCACAAGGACCCGAATCCGGCCGGATTGGAATCCCTCGAACGCCGCCACCTTCGCGGCTTCGCTGTCCGATCCTCGAATCTCCGTGGCATCCGGAATCAGGGCGAGTAGCGCATCGGCCTCCGCATTGAGGTGACACCAGACGACCCATGGGCCGGCCGTCGCGTTGACGATCGCGGCGGCCCGCATGGCGCGGGCTTCCGTCGTGGTGCGTCGGGCGGTCAGGCGTTCGGAAAGGGTCTGCGCTTCCATCGGCAACAGGAATAGTCCTTCCGCTTCCGTCTCGACGGTGTGCGAATGGACCTTGAGCGGCGGCAGGGTCCAACTCGACCCATCATATCCAATGTCGCCGGGGTTCCGGATTGTCACGGCCCATGAACAGACCCACCGCCAGAAGTCGCGGGTGGCGTGGCGCTTCAATCGCCATTGCTGGGTTTCGCCGCCGTCATGGACGAAGTACGTCGCCAGCATTTCCGTGCGGGACATGACGCCGAGAAATTCGGCATGGTTGCCCAGCTCCATGAAATCATTTGGGGCCGGCGTGGCGGTACAAGCCAGCCGGAAAGGCGTCCGTCCGAACGCTTCAATCAGGGCGGTGCGGGTCGCCCCATCGTAGCTCTTGAGGATGGAGCTTTCGTCAAGCACGATGCCGGTAAAGGCGGCCGGGTCGAAGTGAGCCAACTTCTCGTAATTGGTGACTGTGATCCAGCCGTCGCGCACGTCCGCTTGCTGCTTGGCGTGGAGCGCCGGAATCCCGAATCGCGTGGCTTCTGCCACGGTCTGCTCCGCCACGGCGAGCGGGGCGAGAATCAGGACTGGCCCTGGGATGTGGCGCGCCCATTCGAGTTGCTGGAAGGTTTTCCCGAGCCCGCAATCCTCGAACAGCGCGGCGCGGCCCCGACGAAGCGCCCATCGCACCACGTCATGTTGCCAGTCGAATAGAGAAGGATGCAGGTCCGGTAGATCGGCAAGCCCCGTAGGAGGATCAAGGGCAAGCTTATCGGCGAGATAGTCAGCGTAGGTCATGGTTTCTATCTTACAAGCGCGATTGCGTCCGCGCAAGAGGTCACGCCTCCCTCACCGCGTAGCAGAACAGCCCCGCACCTGCCAGCCGCGACACCTGATACAGGCTCCAGCTCACCCACCCCGGATCGAGGCAGAACGCCCACCAGAGCAGCAGCCCGTAGCCGAAGCTGACGGCCAGCGCGAGGCCGAGCGGTGTGCCGTAGAGGGTGCGGTAGGCGGTGAGGACGATGGCGAGATCAGCGGCAGAGACGAGGACCAGGTCGCGGCCAGTCCATGCGCCGAGCCAGACGGCGGCGAGGCTGACCAGCGTCAGGAGTCCGATGACGTTCAGGGCCGCCATCAGCGGCAGGAGCGCGTAGGCGATCAGGCCCGCTTGCGCCAGCGGGTAGAGGTTGCCGATCAGGTCGGGACTGACCCAGTGGGCGGCGCTGTCGGCCACGAAACTGACGCCGAAGGCCGCGGCGAGCAGCCAGTGGGTGCGGCTAGGCCGCGTTCCCCAGGTCGCCTCGAATCGACGCCGAATCTGATAGCGAATTTCGAGGGAGGCAAGCCAGATTACCGGCACTGCGCCGATCCAGTGGGCCAACTCCCCGACCCACCAGTGCGGGTCCCTCACGGGCAATCCGTGAAGGGCGGGCAGCGGTGCGAGTTGTTCGTGCCCCCGCCGCCATCGAACGCGATCACGGTATCCGGCCCCGGCTTGACGATCGCGATGATCTGCGCGGGGACGCCGTGCGGCTTGATGTAGAGCGTGGCGCCTTCGCCGCCGGAGACGAGATCGGCCAGGATGCGGCCGGTTTCCTCGGGGCCGAATCCCCAGCAGTGGGGCAGCGGCGGGCCGTGTTCGGACTCCATCATGGGGTCGGTCATATGAAGGTTTCCTCCTCGGGTAGATCCTCAAGGAACCTGGGGAAGTGCTGCCGTATCTCCTGAATCACCAGCCGCTGCGTGTCGCGCGCCGCGCTAATCTCCTCGAGGAGCCGCTGGTTGCTGGCGCGGGTCAGGCTGTTATCCGCCTCCCGGCGCCGGGTGTGGTACTCCTCCAGAAAGATGAGCGCCACGAGGGCCAGCCACTGCGCGATGACCAGACCGAACCCAACTTCGTTAACGGCCACCGCGCCGCTCGAGGGCGTTAAAACGCTCCTCCAGATGCTCAAACCGTTCCGCGAGATCATCGACCTTCCGATCTAGCGCAGTGAGCGCCGCGTCAATGTGGCCGGCCCAATGGGCGGCCTTGAAGACGACGACGCCGATCCCGATCGTCTGGAAAATGATGCCGAGCAGGAGGCCGATTTGCCCGAGGTCCATCATGGCAGCCCCGGCGCCCACTGGATCAGTAGCATGGCCTCGTTGTCGTCCTCGATGTATTCCATGAACCGGGCGTGCGCTTCCTTGCTCCGGAGTACCGCTTGCTTGACCACCTTCGAGGCCCCGGTATCTTCGTCGCGGTCCACCATGATCTCGCCCCGAACGAGCCCGACCAGGATGCAGCCCTCGACATCCTCCTCGGTGTTGCCGGGATGAATCAGGATGCGCGACCGGCCCGGTACGTCCGTCACCTCGAACGTCGGCAGGTTGTGCTTGAGGAAGATGGTCCGCTTGAGCCAGTATTTCCCCTCCGGGATGCAGGAGACGCCGGGCGCGTTATCCAGCCAGTCATCCTCGCAGGTGTAGAGCGATAGGTCCGGCGCGGTGAGCCGGCCGAACGTGCCGTCGGCGTTCCGCTCCGTGCGGGTCAGGGTCAGGGTTTTCATTCAGCGTCCTGCGCCTTTCTTCGGCTGCCGATGGGTAGCCTTTGCTTGCCGCCGTGGACGCGCTGGTGCTTGTGGGGTTTGCACATCAGGCAGCCGGAGCGGCTGCTCTTGGGCCGACGGCGCTTGTGGTGCATCTCGCCTCGTGTACTCATTCGGGTTGCAATCATGGAGCTGGCCACGCAAGAACCGGAGACGCGAGGCATCGGAATCCTCTATGGGGAATCCGATTTCCCCGATGGCATATCGGTTCTCAAGTACCACGATAACGCTGCGGACCGTCTCCCGCTGAACCTCGCGGACCAATTCAGCCGCTCGGACGGCCGCGTTGTCGCTTCTCACTTGACCGGCTGCTCCTTCGTCTGGCCGTCCGTGTTCACGGTGCCCGCCTTCCGCTCAACGAAACCGTAGTCCGTGGTCCGCGAAGTCCGATATTGTGCGTAGGAGAAGCCGCTAAACGCACTCAACCCGCCCAGCCACGCGATGAACAGTTCGAGCAGGATGGCCGGGACGTGCTCCGGCTTGACCATCAGAATCAGCAGGCTCACCATTGCCCAGACGACGAACGTCCCGATCCAGAGCCGCACCGACCAGACGGCCTTCAGCGTCGTGGTGTTCGTCGCGGGGTCGAGGTTGAACCAGTCGAGCGGGTTCCAAGTCACGGCAGCGGCCCTTGCGGCGGCAACGGATAGGCAAGGGCGCGAGCGATGAGGTCAATGGTAAAATAGGTCGTGAGTTGTTCCGGCAGGACCCGCAGAATACGCCAGCCGCAGACAGCGCCTTCGGAATACTTCTCGCAATCTGCCCGGAAGCCGGTGCCCCGATTATGCCGTCCACCTCCCCGCAGGAACGCCCCGCCCTCGACCTCGAGGGCCAACCGCTGCTCCGGCCATGCGTAGTCAAAGGCCCATTTGCGCGTCGGGTGGAACTTCCATTCGCGGTCCGGCTGACGGAGTTCTCGGGTCCGAAGCATCCCGCGAAACTTCTCCTCCTTGACCTTCTTGGTGGCTTGCCGGATGGCCTTCTCGGCGTCGGTGAGCGCAGGAGCGGCTTCGAGGTCCGCAAACAGCAGCCCGGCCGCCTCGCGGCTGACGGGCTTGCCCGGCCTCACCACCTTCGGGAGATGGCGCTGCGGGAGGCTCACGGCACGCCGCCGGTCACCAGCTCGGCGGCGCTGATCCGGATTTTACGCTGTTTGGCGAGGGAGAGGATACGGGAATGGAAGCGGGCCGGAATGTGGCCGGCGCCCGTCTTAGGCGGGTCGTTGACCCAGCGCCAGACGGTACTCTGCGGGACGTTGAGCAGCCGGGCTAGGGGGGCGGTCCCCCCGGCGCGGGCAATGATGAGATCGACGGGGGTCAGGGCGTCCGTATCGGTTGAGGGCATGGGCTAAGTTAGGCATATTTTTGCCCCGGCGCAAGATAGGCCCTTGCGCGGGCGCAAGGATTGGATTATCTTACCTCCGTCTACCACCGGCGGGCTGCTATGCGATTCGAGTATGATGACGGGGGCCGGAAGGCGGCGGGATACAAGGGTTCAGCGGGGGATTGCGTGACCCGAGCCATTGCGATTGCGACGGGCCTGCATTACCAGGCAGTCTATGAGCGGATCAACGCGACGGCCCAACGGGAGCGTCCGCGCCGGGGCCGGAAGCAGAGCAGCGCCCGCACCGGAGTTTTCAAGGGCACGATCCGGAAGCTCTTGACCGAACTGGGCTGGGCGTGGCATCCGACAATGGCGATTGGCTCCGGCTGCCGAGTCCACTTGGTTGCAAGTGAGTTGCCCGCTGGGCGGCTCATCGTCTCCGTCTCGAAGCATATGGTCGCTGTCCTCGATCATGTGATCCATGATACGCATGACCCGCAGCGCGAGGCCCATACCGTCGATCCTGACCACGGGCAGCCTCTCCGCCCCGGCCAATGGCGCAACGAGAATGGCGTTTGCTCGATTCAGCGGCGATGCGTCTATGGCTATTGGACCCCCGCCTAACTCTCAACCCGGAGCTGGTATGCCGAGCGCGAAGCAGATCCTGAAGCAGTTGCAGGCCGAAGTGGAC